TCAGTGGTGGCATGGTTTATCGTCCTAATGTTGTGGAGTATCATTTCTCTCAAAAGACTCATGGTCATATTGTCCTTGCTGCACATACTGGTTACACAGAAATACATCCTGATGCTATTGGGTACGGTGGGATTAATATCTACGGTGAAGATTCTTGTCAGTTCGTAGGAACTAACGAAGCGGATGCACATATCTCAAAACTACCTGATTTCAACTGGATCAAGTTCCTTCTACGACTAGCACGTTGCAAAGTTCCTAGTGTAAAAGCACGTCCTCATATTCTTAAGCATATCAACTCTTTCATTCGTGCGGGTAATATTCCGCATCCCTCAATGATGTATGCTACGTTAGATGATAAATATAAATGTGAAGTGAATGTAGTCACATTCAAAGTGTGGCACATGCTCTTCCAACTGAAACAGCGTTTACTTGAAAATATTAAGGTGACTGGTAGCGTATCATGCTACATAAATGGTCAACCGTCACAACATGAGGGGTTTGTTACTGTTTCTGAACACCCTATCAAAATCGTAGACCGACTGACATTTAGTAAAGCAAACTTTAATCTAGATAAAAATTGGACGAATGAAAAACTTTAGTGCTTTTCTAATCGAAGCCGAAAGATCCTTTGCTGCTAAAACAGCACAGAAGCTGAACCTTACCCATGTAGGGTATGGTAAGTATGCCGATCAAAAAGGTAATGTAACTCACTTCAGTAAGGATGGTAAACTATTACCTATAACACAACAGCAACAAGGAGAACCAACACAGAATGGAGGAGAAGAAACGAATGGAGGCGAGGGTAAGGTCGATCAAGGTGGGATATCTGTTACTTTTGGAAGATTCAATCCTCCTACTATTGGGCATCAGAAACTCCTTGACAGAGTAGCAAAAGAAGCAAAGTCAAGTGGTGGCGAATATAGAATTTACCCATCAAGAACTCAAGATCCTAAGAAGAATCCACTTGATCCAGGTACTAAGATCAAGTTTATGAAGTTATCATATCCAGACCATGCAAATGCAGTGGTTGATAATGAGGACATGAGAACTATCTTTGATGTTCTTACTGCTTTAGACCAAGATGGATATAGTTCAGTCAATCTAGTAGTTGGTGGAGATAGGGTTAGTGAGTTTAATTCACTAGCAACCAAGTATAATGGTGACTTATATACATTTGATGAAATTAAAGTAACCTCAGCAGGTGGTAGAGATCCTGATGCTGATGGTGTGGAAGGTATGTCTGCATCTAAGATGCGTAAAGCAGCGATGGAAGATGATTCTTCTTCGTTTGCTCAAGGAATTTCTAAAGATTTGTCAAAAAAAGACAAAGAAGCCCTATATCTTACATTGAGACAAGCGATGAATGTTAGTGAATCGTTTGACGATTTTGCTGAAGCATCATATGACTTGTATGAGATCGCTCCTAAGTTAGATCCTCAAGGTCTTAGAGAAGCGTACTTTGAAAAAGATCTATTTGAGGTAGGAAGCTTTGTCGAGAACATCAACACAGGGATCACTGGTAAGGTTGTTAGTCGTGGTAGCAATTATATCATCTATATTGATGAGCATGATAACATTTATAGGTCTTGGTTGAAAGACTTGGTTGAAAGGAATAATTCCGTCTTTGGATTTGAATTTACACCTGCAGGTGAGGTTGGAACCAATGAAATTGCTGCGTATTATCGTAAGATGACACCAGGTGAGTTCATTAAGAAGATAAATAAAAAGGTAAAGGTCAAAAAGTAACAATGAATCTACAAGATCTCCCTGATATGTCAGATGCACTTAAGAAAGTGCAGCAGTTTGACGAAAAGAAAAAACTTGATCCTGTCGGTAAAGAAGACGGTGACGTAGATAACGATGGTGATAAGGATTCATCTGATGAATATCTGATGAAGCGTCGTAAAGCAATCGGCAAAGCGATGAAGAAAGAGGCATATACAGTCACTAATGCTGATAAGAAGGGTAACACACCTGCATACCAGAACTATAAGAAGGGTATGAAGGGTAAGGATGGTAAACCTTTGTACAAGGCAGCAGATCACATGAAAGAATCTGGTATGTCAGAAGAAGAGATTGAGAACATTGAAAGAATCTCTCAGGAATTTGATGCTGCTATGGAAGAAGGTAGTGCATATGGTTTAACTAAAGGAACTGGTAAACCAGGTGGTGCAATGAAAGATTACCTTGACAAGAAAGCAAAGAAATTAGAAGCAGAACAGAAGAAACAGAAACCAGAGTATAGGAACAATCCTGCATTTGGTGATCCATCACATCATTCCAACGCTAAGAACTAATAATGTTATCTTTCAAAGCACTCTCTGAGAAAAAAACCAAAGTCAAAATCAATCCTAAAATGAAGGATGTGATGGAGGATGGTATGCCTATTACCATGCACGCTTATTCTAAGGGTGGAAAGGTAAAGAAGAAAAAGGATATCGCAGAGGGTGGATGTGAATCTCTACCTGGTATGGCAAAGGGTGGTAAATTAGAAGTAAAGAAAAATCATGGTGATGACTGTGATTGTCAAAAGTGTGAAAAGAAAAGAAGAAAGGAAGATGTGAATGATGGACCTGATGTTCAGAGTGAAGCAACCTATCCTTCAGACTTCAAGAAAGGTTCACCTGTTGCAACCAAAAAGAAAGGTAGACCTAATGCACAAGGTCCTGAGAGTGGTAAAAAAGAAATTGATGAAGCAAAGGTAGATAAAGGTCGTAGTGATTACGGTAAAGCATCTATCAGAAACTACAGGAGAATGGGTCCTGGTCATGATGATCCTGGTATGTTTGACCCTGAGGGTAAGAGAGGTAAGACTATCGAGAAGCGTAGAGAAGAGCACAAAGCACGTCGAGGTGTGAAAGGTGCTAAAGTACCTGCATACAAGAGAGAGTCATTTGAAAAATTTGTAGAATGTTGGAAGACTCATAAGAAACAAGGCATGAAAATGAAAGGTGGCAAGTTAGTTCCTAACTGTGTCCCTAAAAATGAAGAGACATATATAAAGAACAACAGTCAAACAATTTATGGTAATCAAGAAGAAGTTTCAGAAAAAAGCGATCAAAGCATCCAAACCAAAACCGAAACTTCCCTTGTCAGATTTAGTGAACTCTCAGAAGTAACTCGCCTCAAGAAAGAGAAAGGTTATGTCAAGGGTGGCACTAAGAAACCTACAGGAACCAAACAAAAAGATTCTGCATTAGACTTTGTAAAAGCACAACTTACCAAACAGTATGGTAAGGGTGCTATCATGTCTGGTGGCAGTAAACAACAAAAGAAAGTGAAAGGTGCAAAGTCTACTGTAGGTACTGGAAAGTATAAGAAAGCAGCAGACCAGAAGAAGCAAACTGCTGCAGACGCTAAGAAGCGTGGGTTTAAGTCTGTTCAGAACTACACTGATACTATGGCTCGTTATGGTGGTAAAGACAACTATGACAAAGGTCGTGGATTAGGAACATGAACGAAGAATTAGCACATCTTAAAAAAGAAAGAGAGCACAAAGAACGTGACGCTCGTATGAAATACGGTAAGCGTTATAAAGAAGTAATGAGCAACGCTAAAAAAGCGAAGGATAAGTTATACAAAACAACTAGAGAGAAGGGTGTCAGATTCTATGACAAGAAAGGATCTGGTTACATGAAAGGTGGTAAGAAGACTTACGATTAGAGCCTATATATTGTAACCCTTAGTTAGGAATCTAATCATGTTATCCTTTTTAATGCCATTGGCATACAAAGTAATCGATTCTGCTGTCGCAAAAATTCCTGATGACGCAGAACTCGGAGAGAAACTTATCGACATTTGCCTATTGATCATCGGCAAGGCGGTGAAACTCACCAAAACGGAAGCAGACGACGCTTTGTTCGCAAAAGTTGAAGCTGCTCTACAGACAAGAGAATAAACGCTTACAGGCGATTCTAGAGGGGTCTTAGAGACCCCTATTCTTATAAATAATGATAGGAATTTTACGATCTTAGGAGCATAAACATGGCACTTTACGGTGTAACTGACGCTGATGAAGCAAAACCCAAGTGGGCTGTACGAGGTGGAGCAGTAGACCCTCAAAATATCTTTGCAACTGCTGATGGTTGGGTTCTTCGTCACTATAAGAACGCTGCTAAGACCGAGTTTTGGGATGAGATTCTCGTCTCTGTTGATGGTCTGGTTGGTGCAGGTAGTCGCGGAACTAACACCTTGGGTGGTGCAGACATTACTGCTGTATTCTTTGAAGAGACTGGATACGCTGGTGGTGCAACTGGAAGCGTTGTTGTTATCTACAACGAACAGGTTAATGTTACCAACGGTGCAACCTTAGTCGTCAGAAATACTACTGACAGTGCCAACATTACTGCAACTGCTGCAGCACAAACAGGTGTAAACCGTGTTGAGTTTACATTCACTGCTGCTGCAACTGGTAAAGCACATGCTAT